GGGGGGGGCGGGGGGAGGGCCAGCCGGGAGGGGGGAGCGAAGGCGGAAGCGAGCGGAACAACGTGGAGCGAGCGAAGGAAGGAGACAGCCACCGGGAAGGGGTGCGGGTCTTTGGTCAACAGCCGCCCGGGGTCTGGAGCCTTTCTAACACTCGAGATATTCCCGCATTTGGATGAATGGGGTACGGGTCTTTGGATTTTCTGGGGTATGTTTTGTGATGATTTTTGGTTATTCAGGGTGGGGGCTTGGATTTGGACGGTAAAGATATTATTACTATATTTGCACAACGATCTTAAACAACTTGCTTATGGGTGTAATTAAATCAATCACTATCGCGGGGGTTATGTTCTCGTTCGAGGAAAAGGCGAATGACTGGGTTCTGCACGTTTCTCTATTTTCGGACGCGTGCGAAGCGGCTCATTCCATCATGACGGCCGAGGAGAGCAAGGAGGCAGTCGAGGCGCTGGATATAGTTCGCGGGTGGGTGAAGCCGAGGGAAAACAGACCCTTTACGGAGCAGGAGCTTAAATTCTGAGGTTATGACCGATATATTCGAATTTTATCTTCACGTCTATGTGACGTCTAATTTCGGCGAAAAATACGACAACGGGGTGAAGCTCATGCTGGATGCGGGGCTTCTGAACGAGACGGCGGTGCAGTGTGCCGTGATATGCTGCTACGTGGACAACTGGTGCATGACGCATTCGGGGCCGCGGCAGGAGGCGTTCGCGGCGGCGGCCGAAACATTCAATGTTGCCGTATACACGGTACGGCATTACTATTACGACCTGAAAAAAAGGTACGATATCTTCAATAAAAACAACAAAGATTATGAAAAAACTGCTTCGCCGTCCCGCACTGACGGCTCTTTTCGTCCGGAACAAGAAGGTCGGGACAAAAACGACGGCCGAGATTAAAGCGTGGCTGGAGACGCACGGGATCGACCGATCTACGGCCGCGCACATTTCGGGATTCATGAAGGCGCACGACATCGACCTCGGTGCCATCCGCCTCTGCTCCTACGGCCTCACCTACTCCTTCGACGAGTTCCTGGATTGGTTCAAAAACGACGATTCCTCGCTCGTGCCCGTCGAAAACAAGTTTGCAATATTTTGGGACAAATGTCATTCGAAGGCAAAGATCGCCGTGTTCGAGGGCAGAACGGACGGAATTCTGGGGCACTTCTGGAAATCGTCCGACGGATTATCCTACCGCAACTGCTGCCGTTTCGTGTCTATGGCGCAGTACCGCATGATCCTCAACGTCCCCGACGACATGAACATCCCCCTGCCGCTCGGGTTCCTGGACGAAGTCCAAACGAAAGAAACCGAAAAAAAACCCGCCGAAGATGAAAAGTAGAACCTATTCCGTGGCTACGGGCTCCGAAGCCGTCATAACTTCTCGGCCGGAAGGCATGACGCAGGAAGAGTACCGCGCCCTGCGGCGCGAGGCCGACCGGAAACTCAAATCCAGACTGCGCTACGGAACGATCATCTACGTGGCCTCCGAGCTGTTCTCCGAGAACGGCATCGACATGATCCGGCGCTTCAAGCCCTATCGGCGCCCCTCCAAATCGGCCGCCGTGAAGCTCGAATCTATGCGCAAGGAAAAAAATATGCGCACCCGCTTGGAATTGAGAAACTAATTCCCTATATTTGTTCCCGGAATGCTTCTGTGGCATTCCTGAATGTAAATAAACACCTCACTTCCTGGCTTATTTTTTCCTCCGTTCCCGCTCCAGGGGCGGAGGTTTTTTATTAATTTTTTCCATAATTCACGCCCTTCGTAGTAAATTCTTATATTTGGGCGTAAAAACCGAGCTCCATGGACGACAGGAAATCCGCAATAGACTTTTTAAAGACCGCGACAGCAGTGCCGCAGATGCCTGATGCGACGCCCGCGGAGTGGGAGTGGCCTATATCGGAGCAGGTGGAGAAGCAACTGAAGATGATGGGCGTCTACGACATAATGCGCGAGCAGATATACATAATCGGCACCTCCGCATCGAAGGCGAAGATCGAGATCGCCAAGTCGAAGATCGACGGCCTCACCAAGTCCATGAACCTCATAAAGGCCACCATGTCCGTACTGGAATCCTCCGGATCGGACGTGGACGAGAACCGCATATCGGAGATCGACATACGCATGCACCTCGATGAAGATGATGATAACCAAGAGTAGAAAGGCCGGATGCCTCGACATGAACATACACCTCACGCGCAAGCAGAGGATCATGTGGAACCGCCTCAACGACGGCCAGTGGAAGGAAGTGCTCTTTTACGGCGCCTCGCGCTCGGGAAAGACTTTCGTCATTCTGTACTGGCTCATCGTGCAGTGCGTGGCGCACAAAGCCAACTGCCTCGTGCTCCGCAACCTCTTCACGTCGCTGCAAACCGGAATGCTCCAGCAGACCCTCCCCGCGGTGCTCAACGCGATAGCCAAGCACAACGGTTACGCCAAGTGGCAGGAGATAACCATGAAGGACGGGACACCGTTCGCAAAGTATAACGGCAAGGACAACTACCTCATGTTCTACAACGGCGCCTACATAAAATTCGGCTCCATACGCGGGTCGGCCAACGACGAGAGCCAGTTCGATAAGATTCTTTCGTCGGAATGGGGTCATATCTTCATCGACGAGGTATCGGAGGTCGAGGAGAGGGCGGTAGACACCCTCCGCTCACGACTGGCGCAGAAACTACCTGTGCGCAACAAGCTCCTGTTCGCCCTCAACCCCACGCGAAAAACCGGATGGACATACGTCAGGTTTTTCAAGCACGAGACCCGCGAGGGACTGGCGATCCCCCCGGAGCAGACGTCGAAGTTCCTGGTCGTGAAGTTCTCACTTAACGACAACATGGAGAATGTCGCCGACGACTACCGCGAGACCCTGGAGGCCATGTCCACGCTCATGCGCAAGCGCTTCCTGGAGGGCGACTACTTCGACGAGAGCGAAGGGGAGATTTTCAAAAAAATATGCTGGAGCGACGTGAATCCCGATCTGCGCTTCCCGACGCCCGAGGAGTGGATAGACCTCATTATCTACACCGACCCGTCGGCCAAGGACAGCCGCAAGAGCGACTTCAAGGCGTCGCTGCTCATGGGCAAAGCCCGCGGCCGAATATGGCTCATCGACGTGCTGGCCGTGCAGGGCACCTCCCTGGAGATGATGAAAAACATTCGGCAGCTGTACCTCGAAAGCCCCAACCGCCTTATAACGCGCATCGTGATGGAAAAGAAGCAGATACCCCTGGACTTCAAGACCACATTCGACCAGTTCCAGGCAGACACGGGGTGGATATGCCCCCTGGAATGGGATACCCGGAATATGGGCGACAAGTTTACAGTCATCGAATCCATCCTCGATCCCCTCTTCACGTCCGACAGGTTCGTATTCAACGCCAAGCTCAAAGATACCAACCGCGGCGAGGAAGCCGTGAATCAGTTCCTGTTCTTTTCGCGCAAGGTCGATCCAAACCGCAAGGACGACATACCAGATGCGGCGGCCAAGGGCGTATCGCTCATGAACCGCGCGGGCGGAACCGTGGGCTCCGCGTACAAAAGCTCCGGCATCATAGTAAAAAAACCAAAACGTTTCATATCATGACCGAGAATGTGAAAATTTATACGCCCGGGGAGCTTACAGAGATGGGATGGGATTTCAAAACCACGCAATCCTTGAAAATACCCCCCTACGATCAGGATTTCATTGAGTTAATGTACTCGGAAGATATCCCCGCGGACTTGCCGTCCCCGGCATCGCTTCAGGCGTTCGAGCCCTACTTCAACGGCCCTATGACGATTCCGTCGCTGAAATACAACAACTTCACAGGCATAACCAATTTATGCGACGTGGAGCGAATGCCGGACATACCCGACAAATGGGCGATAAATCTCAAGTATGGAATGTTATCCATCACTGGTTTAACCACGTCGGAAATAGTTTCGCTGAACCTGGAGTTCTCCTGCTATACAAATAGCGACACCCCGCTCCCCTTCACCGTGGGGAGCCAACTGGGATCGGGTGCCCGATATCCCACATACAATGGCTTTGCCACGAAATATACCAGACATGAAAGTCTCGAAATACGCACAGCCCCCATATACCTGCCATATCCTCCCGGAAAACCGTTCTCTGTATATTTCCAAAAAGATAATGTTTTTACCGATGGCGGATTGCATATCGTATATTTCAGACTCGTGCCTGCGAGAATACCATCCATAACCACGTCGGCCGGGAAGTCATTCACAGACCCCAAAACCGGAGCTGTGAGAACGTATTCCAACACTCCCGTGTCCTGTTCTTCGGCCGAGGCATCACTTCAATCGGCCTCTGAATATGCCTCGTGCATAGAATACGGGGAGCAGGTTATCGTGGCCGGGGAACCCGGTAAAATGTACTTCCCCGAGGAAGAGCTCTACCAGTGGATTTCGCCCCAGCAGCTCGACCAGTTCAAGAAAATGTATCCCGATTGTGTGGAGATTTCTTACAACAGCGCTCTGGGGTATGTGTACAGTCAGATCGGGGAGCTGTACGACATAGCCTCGATACTGGCCGGAGACACCAACGACGGTACGTCGAAGATCATGCGGTGGATATTAACCGTCCTTACGGCCTACAACATCACGAGCCCCTCGGCCCGGCACTCCGAGACCCTTCGCGACAACTACGAGATGGTCGTAAAGAAGGTCACGGAGATGAAAAACGGGGCTACGACGCTGCATGACGCCCCGATAAAGGATACCCCGAATGCATGGGGTACGGTAGTAAACGGATCGAAAAACAAAATGCGCGGATAAATGGCACAATTTCATACCCCGAGGCAGCAGCCTTACAACCCCTTCCGCCCTATTGGGGCGCCGAATGTAAAGTCGAGGTACATCCCCAACCAGTACTTCGTCGAGTTCACTCCGAGCTGGTGGCGAAATGCCATCGACAACGCGGTGAACTACTCCGACCTTACGATGGTGGACACCCTGTATTCGTGGTGTATTCAGTCATCGCCGTTCCTGGTGAGCCAGATGAACAAGCGTCTGAACCCCATCGAGAATGCCGTATTTGCGTTCTACCGCGACGGCGAGATCGACGATAACATCACGGAGATGATAACCCGCACCCGGTGGTTTAACAAGATGAAGCGCGAATTCGTGCTCTCTAAATTCTATGGCGTGCGTATCGTCGGCATCGACGTCGAAAAAGACACCATCACCAGCTACCCGCTGCGAAACATAGACATGGTGAACAGGGCGATCCGGTCGCAGACCTACGCCATAGAATCCGTGGCCAACGTCGATGATTACGACAATATGTTCTACATGCAGCCCGACACCGACCAGGATTTCAAAATGGGAATGATGCAGCAGATTTCCCGCGCCATGATCGGCATTGTGGAGGCATACAACAACTGGTCGGTGACAAGCGCTACGTACTCATATCCCCGCACCACCGTGGGCTTCATCGACGGTAACGCGCAGGCACAAGCGCTGGCCGAGAATATCGCCAACAACCTCGACCCGCTCGACACCCCCGTGCTGCCCTTCAAGCAGAACCTCGACAATAAGGAGAACGTCTACCAGGTGGAGGTCAAGCCCCTCCAAACCCAAATGTACCCCGATGCCTTCCGCGTGTTCAAGGAGTACATAGACAGCTACCGCGCAGAGATCATGCAGGAGGTGACGGGAGGCACTCTGCTCGGCGCCACGGAGAAAAACACCAACTCCGAGCAGCTCGCGCAGATACATATGTCCCTCTACGAAGCACTGTGCAACGCCGACAAGCGCGACTTTGCGAACTTTTTCAACTACGAAGGTGCCATCCAGAAGATCGGCCGCCTGCTCGGCATAGATATGTCGGGCGTAAAGCTCATGGAGGTGCCCGACACCACCATCAGCGTGGATAAGTTCGAGCGTATAGGCCGCGTGCTGGCTTCGCAGGGCATGGCGTACAGCCCCGAGGTCATGCGTAAGGTAGGCATGGAGCCCTCCGACATAAATACGTCCGTGCGCAACAACAACTGGACGGAGGTTAAATTGCAGGCCAAATCCATCATGGCGAAAATAAAGTCGGCACTCACGCCCTCCAAGAAAACAAACGACAATGGAGACGATAGCAGACCTAAGGAGAAAGATTAGCACCGCCATCTACAACATCAAGACCCAAATTCCGGCCAAGGTGGCCGAAAGCATGGATAGGGAAACGCGCCTCAACTTCGAGCGCGAGGAGTATGGCAACGACGGCACGCCCCGGAAGTGGGCCGACAGGTGGGGCAAGAATTTTAAGACGAAAAAATTCGAGAACGTCGAGGCATACCTCCGTTACCCCAAGCTCCGACACACGGGACGTCTGGCGAGGAGCATAGCGCCGTTCTACGGCCGGGGATTCGCCGGGCTGCGGGCCGCGGCGCCCTATGCGGAACTGCAAAACACGGGGAAAGGCGCCCGTACCGGAGGCAACCCTTTCCGCACGCGACCCTCGTCCTCGACGCCCGTGCGGCTCGGCACCAATCCCGTCGCCCGACCCTTTATGGGTGTTGGCCGAAGAACCGAACTCAATGCGCTCCGGCTATACTCCCGAGAGATCGCAAAACTGGTGTAGAAAAAATTTTATTTGCGAAATATTTTCCTTTGCACTACATTCGTAACGTCCTATACTGAAATTATGATCGGTGAAATTTGCAAAACAATAGTTACGGCACTGCGGGCTTCGGAGCTCGTGGACGAAAATAATGTCAGTATAGTCCTCGCAAATGACAACGGAGAGGGGACGGTGAACACCGACCTCCCGGCCATAGCCGTAAGCGTGAAGGGAACCGAGCGTGACACCGGGGAGTTCATCGGAGGAATGATCTACAACCAGTACATCGTGCAGTTGTCGGTGATAACGCCGTTCGACAATCAGGCTGCGTCGCCAGACGATGACCACCAGTACGATCAGATGAACCTTGCATACAAGGTCATGCTCTATATGGCCGCGTGTTCGCGGGGAGTGATAAAGAACTCGGAGGGCGAATGGGTGCCGCTGGACTTTTTTACCGAGCTGAGGCAGAAATACGGCTTTACGCTCCTTTACAAGGAAACCGAGACCTATCAAACGATAGCTATGGAGCGCGATATGGCAAATCTCCCCGTGCATAACACGCGGCTCATATACATGGCTAACTTCGTCGACAACAGCACCTACGAACAGGATTCGTTCCTATGTGATGCGATAGAGATGAAGTGTCTGTGCGATACAGTAAGGAGCACTAATTCATAAATCTGACATGGCAAAAGCGACATATCAAATACTCTCGAACGAGGCGCTCAACAGTAAGGGTTTCGTGGTGCTCAACTCCAGCATCGACTGGAGCAGGTACCTCAAAAATCCGATCCTGCTGCGCAACAAAGATACGGGAGAACATTTCGGCCAGCCCATCGGGCGCGTCGAAGATATTCATTTGGAAAACGGCAGGTGGATCGGAAAGCTGGTGTTCGGCTCCTCCGAACTCGCACAGGCCGCAAAAAGAGATTACGAAGCCGGAATACTCAACGGAGTGTCTATATTCGGTAGGGCGCGGATCGTCGAGCGCAATGGCAGGAAATACACTACATTTTTCGAGGTGTGGGAGATTTCCCTTGTCAACATACCGTCCAATCCCGATGCAGTGGCGATACGGGGAGAGGATAACGTTGGGTTGTCGGCAGTATCATTCGTGCCGGACAGCATAGAGATCGAACAGATCGAGAGCCTGTCGGCATACCAAACAGACATCATAAACCAATTTGAGAACAAGATGAAAAACGAGGAAGAGAAAAAAGTCCCCGAAACCGGGACGGAGCAGGCTTTCGACGACCGCGTGTCGCTGAGCGCCATGTCTAAATTCCTGGAACTTATCGGACTGGCACCCCGAAAGAGGCTCCGCCGCGCGGATGAAATAGACCGCGACGCCAACCAGGACGACGCGGATGCCGGGCAGGATCAGCGTGATGCCCGCGAGGATCGCCGCGCTGCGCGCTATGAACGCGAAAAGGGCGATGATGCCGAAGCAAAACGGCGCGAAAAGGACGCCGAGCGCGACGACAAGATGGCCGAAAAGGACAAGAAGGAGGCCGACAAAGACCGCCGCGAAGCCCGCGAAGAGAGAGCGAGCGCCTTGGCCGCAGAGGCCGCTACCGAAGCCCTTGCCGCAGCCACAGACGCGGCCATAGCCGACGCCAAGGAAACCAAAGCCGAGGCAGCCAAACCCACGGCGCTCTCCGCTGCGGAGGATGCGCGAGTATTCAACGACAAAACAATCACAAAAACCAAAACAATGGTAAAACCCTTTTTCAAGTACATCGACGACCCTGAAAATATGCCGAAGATTCAGGCAATCATGGGTCTGTCCGCCTCCTCGGGCACTGCCGACGGCGTTTCCGAGGTGAGCCTGTCGGCCGCACAGGACGCCGACGTTCGAGAATCAATTCAGGAGTTGTCCGCATCCATGCTCTGCGACCCCTATTTCATGGCCACCGTGCAGAACATGACCTTCCAGGTCAACGACGGACGCCGTGAGAGTGTCGTCGATACGATCCAGGGTCTCGCCTCGGGCGAAAAGTCGGGTAAGTTCATGCAGAATGCCGACCTGGCAAAGATTTCGTGGCTCTCGCTGTTCGTTCGCCAGCTCTTCCCGCCTAACACGTGGGCTGACCGTGTACGCCGCCTGTCGGTGCGCGACAAGGAAGGCATCATCTGGGTGGAGAGCGCCGTCAATCCGGATATCTACTTCGGAGATCGCGCGCCGCTGAATGCGCCCAACTACCTCTACGACGACCTGCCGCGGGGACTGGAGCGCAAAGTGTTCTCCATGCAGCCTATTGTATGGCAGCCCGCGAACTCCGACGTCCTGGCCTACAACGACCGCGCAACGGGTCAGCTGGATGCCATGGCCAAAATGTCCATGTGCATCCACAACTACTGGCTCCATACCATCGCCGAGGCAGTTCCCGAAGCTAATCACCTTACAATGTCCGGCGCCGAATTCGATTCGAAAAATCGCTTCCCGATCAACTCGGCCGCCACTGGCAAGCTGCTCGGCATGACCCTCAATGACCTGCTCGCCGCACAGGGCCGCTTCATCGCCCGCAACCTCAACTTCCGCCGCGGGAACGGTGTGGCTGTGTTCGCAGAGCCCTACTACACGTCGCTGGTGCAGACCGACAAGGTTCAGAGCATTCTGACGCAGCAGTTGTCGAACGCCCGTCCCGAAGGCTTCACTTACTCGGGATTCGACGTCATGGCTCGCTCGGTCATCGCTGCCTACAACACTGCAACGTCTACGGTCGTGGATGCGGAGACTTATTTCGACAAGCCCGTCACCTTCGCAACCGGAGCTATCGACACCGCTCATGTGAAGCCCGTGCTGGCCGCAACGGTTTACGACATCGGGCTCGGCTTTATCCCCGAGGAGGTCGTTGTGGCAATCGGCAACACGAACATCCATATGGTGTCCGACCCGAACAACTACGGTTGGAAAGTGTCGATGGACATTTCGACGGGTGCCGGAACTCTCCGAAGCAGCGCAGCAGGCATCGTTCTGTATCGCCCGACGGCAGCCACCGGAGCGTAACGCAACACACACAGGAAAAACCAGCCCGGCATGTTGTCGGGCTGGTATTCCAAAAAACTCAATATCAACAATTTAATTCCCCCTTTAAATTATGATTCAGATCGCAACATTCACCCGCAAGTTTTTCATCGAGCTCGTAAAGCAGCTCCAAATCTACGGCACCCTGTACGTCACTGAGGACGGCAACATCTACGTCAACGAATCGCAGGCGCAGACACGCTGCCAGGCCCGCGAGAAGCTGGCACACCTGAACGGAGAACTCGTCCAGGAGCTCCGCTATGCCCGCGTCGACAAATCCAATCCGCCCAAGGACACCGCGGAGTTCGAGGAGATGCTCGAGAACCAGTTCCGGGCACGCCGTCAGGCAGCCAAGAACTCCCTGGCAGAGGCCGAGAAGGAACGCAACAAGCCCGTCATGTCCGATGCCGAGGCAGAAGCCCTGCTCGAAGGCAAGACCCCCGCTCCTGAGAAACAGGAGGAGGAAGCCGCAACAGAGGCGCTGATCGAAGGCGTGGAGTATGCCAAGGTTCGGGATGCCATCCGGGCAACCGTGAACCCGAAGCTGCACCACAGCGCCGGGTACTCCAAGACCCTGGAGGCGTACAACGCCCTTTCCGACGAGCAGAAGGCCGCAGTCGGTGCAGAACTCGCAAAATAACAAAACCTACGCAAATATGGCAGTAGTAGATATTTATACAACTTTAGGCGACACCAGGCTGGGCAACACCACGCCCAGCGATGGTATTGGCATGATCGTCGCTCCGGCAATCGCCTCCACGGGAACCGGAGGTGCGGCCTTCGCGCTCGATACCGCCTACCTCATTACCTCCGTTGCCGACCTTACGGCGATGGGTGTGACCTCGGGAACCGGAGCCATGCTCCTGTTCCAGGTAGAGGAGTATTACGCCAAGGCCGATAGCGGCTCTCGCGTGTGGGTCGTGGGGTATGCTCAGGCCGAATACAAGACATTTATTTCGGCCAAGCTGGAATCCATCATCAGCGGTACCACGGCGTCGAACTTCGACCTGCGTCCGCGCATGATCTCCTTCGCATCGCCGCGTCCCACATTCCAGGATTTCACGGGGACGACCGAGGGGAAACTCCCGGCTACCCACAAGACCCTCATTGGCAACCTGCAAACCGTACTCAACAACCTGTTCCAGCAGTCGATCCGCATGGTCGGCATCTTCGACGGCGTTGTTTGCGTTCCGACAGGCAAGACTATCCTCACCACCGACCTGAGTAAGCTGGAGAACCTCGCAGCGCTCAAAGCACCCCGTGTGGCCTATCAGGTTACAACTTCGACGCCCGGCATGTCGGCATCCGTAGGCCGAACTCTCGGCATGCTGTCGAGCCTGTCGCTGGCGACGTCTCCCGGTGCGGTGACCACTGCCGGGCCAGCAGGCGACATCGACTATTTTGTGGATGTAACGGCCAGCGACGCCCCGCAAGAGGTCAACACTCCCGTATCGCGGCTTATTCCTGCGAAGTGCAACCTCCTGGGTAAGAACCAATACCTCTTCACCCGCGTGCGTCCGCAACTGGCGGGCGTATACTACAACGACGGCGCCACATGCAACGATCCGGAGATGGCTCTTTCGGGAATTTCGTTTGTCCGCGTGGGTAATGCCGTGTGTGACAGCGTGGAGAGATTCTTTGTCAAGTTGCTCCAGGAGAACATCCCTACGGATGCTTCCACCGGAGCGATCGACGCGGGATTCAAGTCCGGAACGCTGGCTCAGCTCGACGAAACAGAACTGACACCCCGTATCAACCGCGGAGAAGCACAGGCCATCAATGTAGATTTCGCCGCCAAAGACGGCAACTACAATATGTCCAAGGCTATCCAGGTTACCGTGGAGGTACTTCCCCTTAGCCCGCTCCGCGAGGCATATATCGAAACTTTCTTTGTAACTACGTTAAACTAAACGCCATGCCTAATCCTTATGTAGTGCCCTCGAAGGACGTCCAAATCTACCTTACTTTCGAGGGACTTCCGGCAATCAAGATCGGTACGGGTACCTCGCTCAACTTGCAGTACTCGCAGACGGTGCAGGACATATTCGCTATCGGGGAAACAGACCCTATCGACCTGGTGCAGCTCAACGCTCAGTATGCGGCCACGCTGTCACACCAGACCGGGGAGCAGCACACTATCCTCGATGCGATCAACGGCGCTCTTCCGGCCGGGCAGACGCCCTATGCGTCCATGCTCCAACTGCCGCCCTTCACGCTGACGAAAACCATGTCGCTGCGCAACAGCGCGACGCCAAAGACCGTCTCGGAATCCCTGTTAGGGTGCAAGTGCGAACAGTCGAGCTCGGACACTAACCGAAACGACGCGGAGACGCTTTCGTCCATCAACATCCGTGCCCGTGCCGTACAGCGCTCGGTCGCACCCATCCAAACTATTGTGTAAACCAGGACGGGCGGGCACCCCAAGACCCGCCCGTCTTTAAAACCCAAAAATTATGTCGCAAATACAAGAAACGGAGCGCCTTGACCTCCAATACACCGTCACGGCATCGTATTTCGTCCCCTCCTTCAACAAAGACGGTCATATGATCGAGGAGGAGAAAAAGAACCAAAATATCGCCCTTTGGCGTTTACAGCGCCGCAACATCGAGCACTCGAAGCTATCCATGTCGATCCTGTCGCGCGAGGAATCGGAGCAAAAGGGAGTGATTGGCCTGGCCATGGACTTCATCAAAGCCTGCTGCGTCGACGACAAGGTGCGCGAAGATTTGCTCGGCGATGCCCTCGCCTGCGTGGAAATCTTTCAGTCGGAACCTGTCAGTGAGGACTTCCGCCGTTTTTTCGGGACTTGGGAGTTCTTGAAGGCGCTCCCGAAGCATCCGTCCGGCAAAAAATAGAGGAGTACGCGAAGGACGACCCCCTGCTTATCAAGAAGGCCGTCGTCTCCAGATACTTCCACGAGCCTTACTCTGACATGGAGAAAAGGCTCAGCATCAATGATATAGACAAGTTATATACACTTGCGCTTCACCTTGTCGACATCATAGACATGGCGCCCTTTAAATCTAAAAAATAATGGCAACATACACCATACGCCTCAACCTTGGAGGAGACGTCATCGAACGTCTTACTCGTGCCAACGCACTGAGTGACCAACTGGAGCGCAAGACCAACCGCATGTCCCGGAATGGCCGAGGCGGAGGCGGAGGTGGTGTGGCCAACTATCCGAACCTGCGGCACGGATGGCACGAGCGCATGTCCTCCATGTATGACGTGTCGCGCCGATTCGGCAACCGACATACGCGCGAGGATTTCATGTCCGATGCCAACCGGGCGTTCGGTTCCATCCGGCGCTTCCGCGAACAGTTCGTGCGCAATTCCTTCACCCCGAGCGGGTGGATGCGAAACGCCGGGAACTTGGTCGGGGCGGTGTTCGATTCCGCCGCCGCAGTGATAAAGAGCAACCCCGCACTCCTGATGGGTGCGGGCGTTCTCGGTACTGTAGCCGCGGCGTACGCTCTTCCTAAGCTCATCGGCGGAGGGCTGTATGCCGTGCTGTCCAAAACCTTGAACAGCTCGTCCATGACGGACGCCATATCCAACCGCATGCAGATGGATATGGCACGCAGAGGGTTGGGATCGGGCTACACCTCGGCGCTGTCTGACGCCACGCGCATGGCGGCCGAATACGGCTATTCTCGCGCAGGCATGCTCTCCATGATAAACACCGTGTCGGGCGTCGAAATCGGAGGCACGCAGATCGGCACGGCCATAGCCACGCAGATCGCGCGGCAGGTGGGTAAAGTCGCCCAGATCGGAGGTCGCCCCTACGACATCGTGGGCCTGAACATGCAGCAGCTGCTGGCTGCCGAAAAGCCCAACCTTCGTGACGTGCGCGAGCTGATACATGCCGCCCCGATTCTCACTAAGTACGCCAACGAGGCCATGAAAAGGAGGGGTATCGTAGGAGAGAGCCCCTACAATTACCTCCAGGATCGCGCCAACATGCTCCGAGCCCTGCACAGGCTCGACACGGAGCTGCAACCCCCGTCGGCCGCGGCGGCGCGCGGACAGATCGCCCTCGCCAAGGAGAATTTTTGGATCAACCTCGCGGGGATGGACAAACTGTGGGAAAGCGTCGGCCGGGCCGGAGAGAATATGTTCGACCGCATATCCGCACGTTTGGATATGTGGTACAACTCGCTCGACCCCAACAGGCTGGACAACATCTTCGACGACTTCGTGGATGGCGTGGAGGATGGCATAAGCGCACTGATGACCCTTTCGGACTGGATACTCAACCTCTCCGACTTCCTCAGGCTCCTGAATCCGTGGAGCTGGGGCGACAAGAGCCGCAGGGACTTGCGGTACGAGAAAGCGGCCAAGCAGTCGGAATACACGGAGAGACGCAAAGCCGCGACATATCTGTCCGAGGAGCTGGGAAAGAGGTATGTCGAGGAATACCTTTCTACTCCGGCTGCCCGCAAGGCGTGGGGCCTGGACGAAGGGACGAAGGAGAACCAGGCGGCGAACCTCAAAGATGCTCGCGACATCCTGCTAAAAAACTTCGTCACCACCTTTACACCCAAGGTTCGGGAGGGGTTGCAGGAGCTGCCCGGACACCTGACGCCCGAGGAGGGGGTTCCGCAGTACCCGACGGCGCTCCTTAGGTACCAGTACATACCATACGAGACGAATACCGGGTTCAGCCTGTTCGACTTCCGAAAGACCGGGAACACGAAGAACGTCACTACCGTAACCAAGGGCGAGGCGTCCATAGCTCCCGTGACCTTCCGCTCCAATCCCGCGCTCAACGACCGGGAAGTCGCCGAGAATTTCAACCGCGTGACGAAGATTTACGGCGAAGGAGGAAGCGGCGCCAGCGGGAAAGACACCAAGAAGATCGAAGATCTGACCAAGGGATCCAAGTCCCTTATCATCAACTTCAACGCTCCTATCGTGCAGATGCCTACGCAGATAAACACCAGTGCCACGCCCGAGGGCGTCATGCAGACCATATCCAGGCAGATCGAGGAGGTGACGATTCGAGGACTGCAAATAGCCTTCAACAACTCAACACGCATGCTCAATGGCTAAAGATCAATATACCGCAAACACAACCCCCAACGACACTCCTAACGACCTCCCGTCCTTGGGACAAATCCCGGCGTACAAGGCCGTGACGGATGGCATAAGCGCCGTAGAAAAAGCATATCAGGCGGGGTTGAAAATAACCCTGGCGGAGGTAGGATTCTGGCGTCAGATCGTTCAGTTCCGCGGCAAGGCCAAGACTTCAGACCCCCAGTATACCGGGATGGCGGACACCCTAAAGCAGTCCGACGACTACAAAACGGCCATACAATCGGTAGATCGTCAGGATATACAGCGAGAATATGTATTTCGCTGCGGGGATTATTTTCTCCCTATCAACCTCACCTACGAAGTGGAAGGGGAAAAGAACGATTCTACCTCCCAGCTCGTCGACGGGGCAGAAATCCTCCAGGTTCTCAACTATAAACCGATGGTCGTAACCGTGCGTCTGCGCATTGAACGCAACTTGTCTCGCGTCGACACGGACGCCTCGGCCTCGAATCTTTCCATGCTCGACGCCTTGTCCTATGAGGCATATGCCGACCAAGGGCTCGACAACACCGATCCCGCGGCCATGGCTATCGCCGACCTCGGCGTGGCTCTTCGGAGTTTGTGGCAGGGGCAGGATGTTTTCAAGATCGAGAACAAAGTCCTCAACAACGACCTCGGACTGGAGTGGGTATACATGAAGAGGTTCAAATATACCCCCAATCCGGGGTCTACCATCGTGGACGTCAGCATGACGCTCCACCAAATAAACATGGATGAAAATGCCATCGTATTTACGCAGGAGACGGTAAATACGACCAATCCCGCGGGGGGGGGCGGTAGGTGATGAAAGGTAATTTGTTCAGAGTAGGAAACGAGGTGTTTATCGAGGGGAAGAGCATCGGCCGATTCGCCTCAGTAGACATTACCGAGGAGCGGGATTCCCTCTCGGGAAGCTGCACCATGACCCTCCCGGTGTATGCCATCGGGTTCCGGCAGGGATTGCCTCCGGCACAGCGCATAAGGGCGGCCTTGGAGGGCATAAACATCAAGCCCGGCGCCCGCATAGACATCGACGGCTGGTTCTACAACAATGCTCAGTTGGGGCAGCAGTTCGAGAGGCTGCGCATTTTCAGCGGCTTCATCCGGCAGGTCATCGGGGGATTCCCGTCGAAGATCGTATGCGAGGACTACTCTTTCATCCTGCGGTTCGGTACTATAAATCGGGACTGGGTGTCGCGCACGAAGCTAAAGGACATGGTGGACTATCTATGCCCCATCTCGAACAAGGCATTCGAGGACTACCGCAAGGCACAGGGGTTCGACAACCCGGCGGACTTCCCGGCTCTGTCTTTCGATTCATCGGATAGTGCGGATGTGGAGTTCGCGTTGCAGACCTTCAAGCTCATATCGCCGTTCGAGGCCCTGTCGAAGCTCATGAATATGTTTACGCTGTACGGCACTGTGAACACCCAGGGGAAGGTGTATTTCGGTATTGGCGTAAGGGACAAATTCAAGCGCACGGTGACACTGGCCACGAACACCAATGTCATCGGCCGCGACATAGTGCCTACCGACGGGCTGTTCGAGAACTACAAAGTAGTGGTAAATGCCCTCATGGCCGACGGCACAAAGTACACCTACGAATACGGCGATTCCCAAGGCGAGGCGCACCGATATTTTGTTCCGGCCAATACAGCATCGCTGACCGAACAGACGGCCAAGAACATAATGGCTCGGCTGAAGGGAACGCGCAACAAGGGAACCATAAAAACCGTGCTCTATCCGCAGGTTAATATGTTCGACTTCGTGGAGTATACGGACACTATGCTCCCGGAGCTTACGGGACACTACTACGTGATCGGCAAGAATCTCAGCTGCGACACTTCCGACGGGTTTATACAGACCCTGACTGTAACCGACGAAATGTTCATACTATGAAAACATCAGGCACTTTCGACGAGGAATGCGCCCGTTTAGGCGCGGAATTCGGGGCTAAGATGGGCGACGAGAGGCGCGTGTCGCTCGTCATAGCCACCGTATCGGCCGTAGACGAGGAGGCCAAAACCTTAGAGGCTGTTGTGGATAACGACAGGGTGTTCAGCGACATAAACCTGAACGTTTTTCCAAACGGGGGCAACAGCCTCTATATTATACCCTCCGTGGATTCCCTTGTGGTACTGGGGTTTATAGAGGGTTACTCCGAGGTTCCGGTGCTCATAAAAGCCACGAAGATCGACAAGATGATCGTATCGAACGTCGCAGGCACCGAAGAAGAGGGCGAAAGCACTATTTATTTTGATAAGGACGCCGTGGAAATAATCCGCGGCACCTCTTCTTGGCGGATTGAAAAAAATAAAATATCTTTCACTGCCGATAAAATTGAAATGGATGGCGGGGAGAACGGGGGGCTTGTGCTGGTAGATGGCGTCACCACGGCGCTCAACAACTTAGTGACGCAGGTAGGGAATATGTGCACGGTATTCAATGCGCATACCCACGGCGCCCAAGGTGCGTCGCCTCCGGCCACCCCTATGACCGCTCCCTCCCAGTTCAATAAAGGAGACTACGAAAATACCAAGATAACGCAATGACAGACGCAAAATTCGACTTTCAGGTCAACGACATAGTTATATCCAACGGGGACGTCGAGTTGGTGTCTTTGTGCAGCCAGCAGAACGCCACGCTGATATTTTCCAAGTCGGCGGCAAGTCTTACGAAGCCCCAGTTCGGGGTCGGATTCGAGGACTTCTACCCCCTGCTGCCCAAGTGGGCATGGGGTAAGGTTGAGGCCACGGCTGAAAAGCAAATATACGACGACGGAGCCCTCATTGCCCGCGTGAATATCTTTGAGGAGACAGCCTCGGGAGTTGTGACCGCGGACATACATGCACGATACAAGGAGTAGACATGGCAAAGACGTACACAGTAAAACAGGGAGACACCATCCAGGACGCGGCATTCAACGTGTCCGGCTCTCTCGCAGGCATAGACCCGATATTGGAGAAAAACACGCCCACGAACATCCCACCCGCGGACTGGAAGGCCATGCAGTACCGCCAGGAGCCTCCCGCCAAGAACTTTATGGAATCCTACACTCCGGCGCTGAGGACAAATCAGATTCTCGACGTCGAGGGGATCGACACATACAACCTACAAACCTTGCAGAGGCCTCCCTTCAACTCCTCGATGGATGTGAATGAAGAGGTGGAGGTGGAAATCTCGCGTCTCTTCAAAGCTACGGCTGAAGGAGGACGCGCCCTCATATCGGCACTTGCGCCCGAGGCTATGGGAGCGATGAAGAGTACGAGAGGCAACTTTTTGCGCGACACGTTCTACAACAGCCCCTATACCGTGCAGTGTTTATTCCGCACGCCTCCCAAGTACAAATACACTCCCGACCCTGAATATGTGTCTCGGTCAATACTTGACACGATGGGGGCATCGAATTTCCCTCGCATCGACATCAATAACCCCTCAAATCTTGTGTTATACAACAACAGGGCAAATATGTATTCACATTCTGTTTTTTGGGACTATTTATACAGTGTCGTATTCATTAGCGACGGAGCCAAGGCCTATGTATATATCAACAACAATCTGTTAAATTCCCAAAATAAAAATTGGGTTAATTATGCTTCTTATCTATATCTTGGTGGATATGGCGGCAATAACATGCCAGCGGTTGATTTTATGGGGGAAGTGATATGCGCCCGCTGGTTCGACCGCGCACTCACAAAGGAGGAAATGGAGGCACTCCAAAACGGAGTGCGCCCTCAGGACTATATTGTGCCTCCGGCCTTGAAGCTGTCCTGTGTAGCTGAGTACATACCTCAGAACCTCATACCCTCTGATGAGGACAGCTCGAAGCCCGCCATGTGGCTCGATAGCGCCAAGCAGATGCCGCCCGACATCTCTACTCCGCCGCTCCTTCGCAAGTCTGCCGGGGGTTATGACCTGGTGGTCAATGATAATCCCAAGATAGGCCGCGAGCCGATCTACAAACCCACTTACGACTTCAAGGGCGTCTATACCGCCAATGGCGCCTTCATGGGGCAGCACATATCCACAAATTCGCTCGCCGACGGGACGCTGGAGTGCTACTTCAAAACCGGAGACGACATCCGTAATGAGCAGTGCGTATTCAACATGTCGGATAATCTGGCACTTCCAAGGCTCGCAATTATTACCAGCCAACTTAAATTCGCAACCAACGATTTCTCATTGAAATATTCCTGCGAGCCAAACACGACTTATCATGTGGTACTCCGCTATGCTTTACAGGAAAATTTAGGCTACATCTTTGTAAACGGGATCAAGATTTCGGGGACGTTCAAATTGGGTAGTGGCATACGACATATATACTTCAACCTTGGCACGTACGCCGAAAATATTCCGATCTTGTTGAAGGGCGAAATCTACCACTTCCGCAACTTCAATACACTTCTGACAGAAGCGCAGGCGTTGATGCTGTGGAACGGAGGCGATCCCGCGTCGTTCGTGGTAGATGCGGCTATGAAGGCATCCTGCACACGGGAGTATCTGCCGCAGAACATCCAACCTCGGAGTGATGATCCCACCAAGGCGGCCTATTGGTGGTCGTCACACAAACAGATGCCCGTCAACGGAGTGCTGGAGCCCCTGTTGGCGCCGCCCGCGGAGTGGCCGAATACAAACCTCGACTATTACAACTCTCCCTCAATAATTAAACAATAACCGATATGTCACTTATAAATACCATATGGGATAACATCCAACGGACGATTCCGGCGATGAACACCAGCAACGCGGGCATTCTGCGCAAGATCGCGGAGGTGGTAGGCACCGTGCTTGACATTGTGCGGCTCGAAATCCTGCGCAGCGAACAGACGATAGCCGCAGCCGCGAAGATCGCGCGCGTGACGAGTGAGGCATGGTATGTCGAGAAGGCATACGCCTATCAGCATGGCGATCAGGTAGTCGTGGTGAACGAAGCGACGCAAGAGCTGGGCTATGCGACCATAGATGCCACGAAGCAGATTATAAAGAAGGCTTCGATAGGCGCTACCGAGGAAGGGCTGTACTACATCAACGTCGCGACGTCCGACGCCAACAACAACGTCGTATCCCTGACGCAAGACCAGCTTAACGCCTTCGGCGCCTACTACCGCAATTTCTGGGGCGTAGGCGCGCAAATCCAGGCCGCATCCAACCCCCCGGCCGTGCTATCGGCCAGCAAGCTGTACATCCGCTTCGACAAGTCGTACAACCTCGACACCATCAAGTCCAGTGTCAACACGGGCCTGCATGACTTGCAGATGCAACGGCGCACGTCAAATATTCTGTATATCAACGACATAGAAATATACCTCTCGGGGCTTACGGGCGTCAAGGACGCATACTTCTCCGATGTCACGGTATCCCAGAACGAGGGTGTAACGACGCCTACGGACGGCAAAATAGTGCTTACCCCCGGCTACTTCAACTTCGACCCCAATCTGTACGATTTCACCAAGAACATTACAATATTCGAGGCTATATGATGCGTTTCCGATATATTGACATCCCGAAGCTGGTGTTGCAGTTGCTCCGGCCAAATTACTCGGTGCGGCGCGACCACAGCTACACGGAGCAGCCGTTTTGGACAACGATAATATACCGCTACTGCCTGTCGTTGCTCATGGTGTTGCACGACTATCTGTACAACTACTACATGGTGCGCTCCAAGTGGTACATGATGGCGGCGTGCACACCTACATACGGGCAGATCGAAGGCGTATTGCGATACTGGTACGGGGAGTGGGGGCTAATATCCATCACCCCGAGCGGCGCGAGCATATGGCGATCTATGTGGTATGATTCGCCAAATCCTCCCGTATACCTGTATGACACTCCCACCCCGAAGGTATACCTTGGACAGGGAGGCACCATCACGGAGCAGCCCATCATTGCGATCCCGGCTGCCCTGTACAACAACTCAGAGGCATACAACCAGTTTATCGCAGACGTCAACACGCTCTTCCCCTTTTACATCAAGTATACTATAAAAACTCAATAATATGGCAGGAATAAAAAATATCAACGTCGTATCGGGCACTGGCAACCCCGTGCAAATGCAGGATTTGCAAAACCTCTGGAGCGCCATCAACTCGCTCCTCCGATCCACCAAAACGCCCATCTCCATCATTGCGGGATTCGCCACGGCGAACAGCAGCACCGGGACGAATATCGGCGAAGGCATCATCTGCTATCAAGGACAGGCTTACTACCTGGCCGCCAATAGTGCTAAAATAGGCCAGTATCTTTATGCCAACACCATACAGGACGAACAGCGCGTGTATGAAGATGGCTCGACGCGCTATACATATCAGGATTATGTCGTGAATGCTGCGGACAATGCGTCGGCATCGGGCATTGGCACCCTCATAGGGCAGGCCACGGCGACTAACCTCGCATCATGGAAGGTGGGCGTGCTATCCGACGGTTCCGTAACAGCGGCTATGCTGGCCGATGGCGCAGTGACGACGCCAAAGCTCGCAAACGGCGCTGTCACGGCGGCAAAGATCGCAGATGGCGCTGTCACGGCGGCAAAGATCGCAGATGGGGCGGTTGGTTACTTGCAGATCGGCACGGCGGCAATCAAGAACGGCAACATCCAGGATGGACAGATCACCGGAGACAAAATGGCCAATGGGTCTATTCCCGGTTCAAAGCTCGTCTCTAAGACCATCACCGGGGCGCAGATTGCAGACAAAACTATCACTGCGGGAAAGATCGCCGACGCTACTATCACGGCGGGTAACATAGCGGTAGAGACCATCACCAACGAGGAGATCGCCAACAAAACCATCATCGCAAAGCAAAAGCTGGAGAATGGTTCTATCGAAGAGGCACAATATGGCACCGCGTCGGTATCGGCACGAGCATTGCAAGTAGACTCGGTTACTACTTCCATCATCAAGAACGGAGCAATTACGGGCGCCAAGATCGCAGAGGGCACCATTCCGGAGAGTAAAATGACCGCTCCGGGAGTAACTTACTTGGAACCAACTTCCGTGCTTCCCAATGCGATGCTATCTAATTACAAATTAAATATCATCAAAATCGGCAACATTGGCAGCCCACATGTAAATGCCGTCATGCCTGCGCAACAATTGCCCGGCACACCTGTTCGAATATTCATAGAACACACCTATTCAACGGATGCTGTCGTGGATATAAGACTCGCCGGGTTAGTGGCAGGTAATATCAACATTTCCAGCACCGTTAGAGGTATGTATGCCGAAATATTTGTGTACGACGGCCGCGTATTTTACTGGATTGCGGGCGACGGTAATTATCAAAATAGAATAGGATAATGGCCACCTTATTGAAATGGATTATGGCTGTGGTGGGGAGCTTGCTGTCATTGTTCGCTCCCGTGACGCCGCTGGTGCTATGCGCTTTGATATTCGTCATGATAGACTTCGTGATGGGTATACTGGCCGGGCGCAAGAGGGCGGCTCGGCAGCATAAGGACTGGTATTTCTCCAGCGACAAGGCATGGAAAACAGTCATCAAACTCACGTGCATTGTCGTTGGGATCGGCATGTGCCATCTTATAGACACTCAAATCCTCGACTTCATGAACTTACACCTGGCCAAGCTCTTCACGGGCATGGTATGCGGCATCGAAATGTGGTCGTATTTGGAGAATGCCGTGGAAATATCCGACGCTCCGGTGTTCCGATCCCTTCAAAAATACGTGGGAAAGAAGATGAAGGATGAAGTAGGTATTGATATTGAAACCGCCCCCCACAGGCTCCCGCCGACGGGGCAATAACGTCAAACGCAAAAAAAATACGATATGAAGATTACAATCATGGGGCACAAATACGATTACCCCTACATTTTCGTGAACGAAGTGCAAATGCACGCGACCTTTATTGCCCGCCCGGCCAACCCGCGGGTAGACATGGGGCGCCGAATCATCATCGAGCCAGCGCTTCCGGAAGGTGGCAACGTCCTGCTTACTGCGGACTACCTCGACTTCGAAATCAACGAGACAGTCATCTCCGACAACCCGTCGGCCTACACTCCCGCCGACGTTTTGAAATTACTCAACGAAGGGTATGAATCCCCTACTGGCGATGATTTCCCGGGCATCGGATCGGGTCTCTATTCCGGCGGGGGGGGGATCTCCTGAGATTCCTGACGGGTCGATCACCACAGCCAAGCTGGCCGACAATGCCGTGACTTCGGCTAAGATTAAACCTTCTGCCGTAGGTACGTCGCAACTGGCCGATGGCGCAGTGGCGACGGTCAAAATCGCGGATGGTGCAATAATAGATAAAAAAATCGCAAATAATGCTGTCGGAACGAACGCTATCCAAAATAACGCTATTAATGCTTCTAAGATAGTAGACAGGGCGGTTGGCAATTCAAAGATCGGCCTCAAAGTTATTAATAGAACCAACATCGCAGACGGAGGAATCTCAACGGTGAATATTGCTGACAAAGCAATCACTACGGACATCCTTGCGGACAACGCAGTAACCACCAATAAGATCGTCGACGGGGCTGTTACAGAAGCCAAACTCGCGCCGAGTTCGGTAGCCACCGAAAAGCTCCAAGACCTGTGTGTCACGACGCCCAAGATTGCGGATCAGGCTGTCGACACCACCAAACTCAACACAGGAGGCTCCGGGGGGGGGCCAGTTGAGTAGGTATAAAAGAACAGACGCCTTATTGGCGTCTGTTCTTGTTTGGCGGGTCTATCCCTCGCCCGGCGATCCCGAACACCAGCATAATAATCCCGGCCACAAAGAAGAGTAAGCACGCACTGCTCATGACTATGCTTTTATTTCGAGGTGGAATGCAGGCTCGCTCAGGTCATACGAAAACTTAGGGTTTTTGCCGGGAATAGATATGGGCGAAATCACTTTGACGACGCGCGGCTCATCGAGTGCTGCGACTAAGAACTCCGCGGGCTTCTCCATCGTCATGCTCACGTCCAGCACATTCACCTTGCGATACTCCTCGGCGCTCACGCAGTGCTTGGACACCCGTTCGCCCTTTTCGCTAAGCTGGCTGATAAGTTCGGACATCTCGTCGATGGTGTCCTCTTTGTCCATGCCCCGATCCTGGCAGTCGTCGAACAGTGCGGTCACCTTCCTGCCGGGCTCCCGGTAGCGGATGCGCTTCCCGGCGACCAGGTTGTTGTACATGGCCATCGCCTGCCGATAGGGATTGCGCCAAGTGGAGGTGATGGTCACCTTCGGGTTGTCGCTCTTCTCGGCTATGGATTCGAGCAGGTCAATGACCGATGAAGCTACCATGTCCTTGCACTCTTTCAAGAGCGACGAGGAGAATACTACTCGTTTTGTTGTTTCCATTCTGTGTCTGCTAATGATTTGATGTTGAATGATATAAATTCGCACCCCTTGGGTACTATGTACTTGCGGATATGCGCTTTAAAGATTAATTTGTCGTTGAATTGATACCTTTCTTGCAGCGCATCCTGGAACGGTTTTACCGCATTGTCGTAGTCGCACTGAGTGTTGGAGAATCCGAACTCATACCACACCTCGAACGGAGGAGACGGCAATTCTATGTCCGGGAGCTTTAAGAGGCATTCTGCGCGGAAGGCATCATGCTCGCTGGTTTTGAATCGGCGCCCTTTGTATGCCCTATTTACCGTCAGCGGCTTGACCTGTATTGACACTTTGCTGTTCATGGTATATGCATATCTTTTCGATGTTTATATGCGTCGACATGCCCGTCTTGGGGCAGATATGGTGCATATTATCCTCGGCTGACAGGTGTTTGCAGGACTTGCATGTTACCTTCGGCCGATTTTCGGATCCTTCGTTCTTCGGTTTTGCTGGCTTTTTCGACGCCTTCAGCTTCATTTCCTCCAAATATTAAACCCTCCGCGCACCTCTCCGTACGGGGCGTCATCGAAGGGGTTGTACCCGACGGTTCCCTCGATGCTGAACCGCCCCTTGTTGTATCGCACGCGCGCACCCACAAACTGATTGTTCCATCCGGGGGCAACCTGCGCGGCCACTACTATCCCCCCTTCCCATGTAGGCGGCATGATCGTCGTGGTGTGATGGGTCTGCGTTATGATCTTGGTTGGCACGAACAGGTCTATACTTTCGAGCATGGGCTTATACCCGGACACCGTTGCGCGGTAGTTCTCGGTCTGAAATGTCTTGAGCTCGAACGGAAGCGTTACAGCCACTTTAACCGTGTCGCCGGGCAGATATACCATCACTGTGTCGATCCTCGAAATTTGATGAGTTTCTGTGATAATGACGGTATCTCTTATATACTCCCTTATGACTACCGTGTCTACGCGGCATTCGATCTCCGGTTTCGATGGGGTGCAACAAAGCCATGACCGCAGGCTATAAAGTGCGATCATGGCTATAATTGCCCCGATGATGGCCGACGTTAGCCTGTTCATCTCCTATGCGTCGATCTCTTTGTCGACGATGGTGCCGTACCACGAGTGTAAAAACCATCCCGATACTACCCCCGCGAGGAATCCGATGGTTCCAGCACTTCGAATGCTGCCCGGCAGGAAGTTGAACACAATGATGGCTACCACGGATACCGCGGCAGCTATCAACCATATTTTCAGTTTGTTGCCCATTTTATATAAAGTTAAAATTCAGGTATTCTCGGTATAGCGGGTGTCCAGTTGGATATGATTCCGTCGAAAAACAGAATCCAGTGCCGAATCTCGCTCGTGATATTCAGCACGTCGTTCTCGGTGGTAGGATCGAACACTTTTGCATCAACCCCTCCATGTGTCATTGCGACGATTTCGTTTAGGTCGTCCCGCATCTCGCGCGCGATGGTCAGAGCATCGGGGATCGTAAGCGCCTCCTCGATCTGAGACGAATCCACGAACTGCGTCATCGTATGCAGCGGAATGCCATCCAGCACGCGGATGGTCTCGGCCATCTTGTCGGCGCCCTTCCGGAGCGTGGCCGCAGTATCGTCCAGCAGCAGGTGCAGGGATCGGAAGGGCGTGCCGTATACCATCCAATGACGCCCTTTGGCGTTCGAGTAGGCTACTTCGAGGGTGGCCAACAGCTCATTCAGAATAGAAGTCTGATTTTTCATCTTTCTGTTTGTGTATTATGGGTTTTATGGCGTCCGGATTGTTTGCGATGAAAACGACCTGTTCGTTTAGCGCATACTCATCCACCTTGTCGTAAAATTTGTATATTTGGTTCTTATGGTCAACACACTGGAAACGGAGGGCGTCGACCTCGGCCACTTTGCCGGAACGCAGATACACCAAGTGTTTCATGGCTTTATGGTTCATTATCGGGTTCGGGGTTTTGCTTGGCATCATCCTGCCATCTGTACGACGGTCGCAGCATTCTCCCATTTCCTATAAAGGTAGGTTTGCCTCGCTCCCCTACTTCCGGTTTGGGCTGGTAAAGATATACGGTATGCGTGTGCCCGAATTTGTCTATTTTTTTGAGCGGCGCGATGCAAAGTTTAACCTTGGCTCCCAACTCTCCGTTATTGCGAACAAACTCTTCTATCACGTCAACAGGTATCTTTTTCAGGTCTATTTCGGCATATAAGATTCCCGCCATGATTCAATCTCCAATTTCGCCTCGTGTTCAAACTTCGATATTATTTTGCTGTACGCCTTTATCTCCTTCATATCCTCAAACTTGCGGATATGGTAGTATGAATTCCGGCTCGTACAGTTCAGGTAGTTCGACAGCTTCACTCCGTTCATGAGCTTGTGGAAGTACATGATATGGATGAATACCGTTCGGGCGTCCGTGACCCTTTGGCGCCGACAGGGTGTCCGTATCTCCTCCAGCGATACGCCAAAGTGGCGTTCGAGCAGCATCCCTATTTTCGATAAAATAATTTCCATGCAGTAAATATAGTAAATTATTTTATCATACAATCCCGATCCGCTCTATTTTTTCTTGTCCAGCTCTTCAAGGACGGCATCGGCGAAGTCGATAGCCTGACGAGCAATCAGTGTTTCAGCTGGTATGTTTGCGCACTCACCTTTAGCCTGCCAGCCATCAGAGACAAGCACAGGAAACGTAGCTGCCATCATCTGCCCGGCATACACCCTCCGCCAGTACTCCCGGTCAACTGTTAAGTTTTCCTTAATAGTTGGATCAACCTTTTCGAGCTTATCCTCGATATGGTTCCCGTACTCTCCCCGCGCCAGCTTCTCGGCGTAGTCGTCGTCGCGCATCATCAGGTCGGAAGCGTCTTTGAAATCTTCAATGATTTCACCTCGTTCTGTCCATGAGGCGCTTTGCTCCCAATCGCCCATATCAATTAAGGCCAATATGGGCTTCCTGCCGCACCCTTTGCAGTCAAATGCGATAATTCGCGCATTCCTCCCGTCCCTCGTGCACACGGCCGCACCTCGCTTGGCGGCCTCTAAGTCAAATTTTCTCATAATTTTTCAGTTTTTCGAGATTTTGCGAGAATCTCGCTATTTCTTGAAATGTTCGACAATCTCTGCGGCCGTGGCTTTACGCCAATCGCACTCTTTTGCAACTGCATCAAATAACCGCTGGGCGTTGCAAAATACCCACCGATATCTGTTGCTCTTGTTGATAAAGAGTTGCATATAATCGTTCTCGTCGTTCATCGCCGCCAGTGCCTTGAATAGGGCGATGTTAGTGCCGCAGTCGTAACTCGGATAGCAACTCTCGGCAATTTCGGCCTTGAACTGGTCGATGGAATATCGGGTTTCCTCGTCGTAGTCGCAGATCCCGTGCACCTCGTAAGCGATTTTAAGCCGATCAATCCCACAGCAATGCAGGGTGTTACAGCCTCCAAACAAGCAGCAGGAGCATACATAATACCCGATTCCCTTCAGCCATTCGGTCAGCTCCTTTCGCTTTTCCGCATCCTCGACACGGACAAAGCATGGGGTTGTAAATTTCATACTATTTCACCAATTCGAATTCGTAAGCCACCACCCACGGGTTCCGATCCCATGTTCCACGGCCGGAAACTTTGTCGATAAGCGCGGCGAAGGCTTCTCTGGGTGATTTATAATCACAGATCAGGAATTGTTTTGTGTCTATAAAATAGTATGGGTATTCTAATGCTTGCGAACCTGCATACACTCCTTCCTTTATGCAGTCCTCGTCCGAAATATCCCGCAACCGCTCGCAGCGGATTCCGATGATGCGGATTTGGTGGGGCATTAGGTCAGCACGGACGAACATTTTGTTAGTACTTCCGGGCACAAACGCCAAATCCGTAAATTCCCGCACCACATCGTTGTAGCATTGCGCCACGGCCACGACCTCGCCGACCTTGTAGCGCAATTTCACGATGATATTCTCCCCATTGGCAACTGCATATATCTTCCCATCTTTGTCGGGGAGGACGCGCCCCATAACCATGTTGACCGGAAAGTCGATCCCAGCCATAATTTGCGTCGCCCTGGTCTTGCGTCCCTCGATAACCGCGTTTGTATGATGGTATCGGTCGTTAAACATTATCTTCTGCATGGTTATTCAGTTTTAAGTAATTCCGGGTTGTCATGAATATTACCTATTTTCGTAAATGAACAACACCAAATTTCCTCAGGTTCATTGTTCGCATCTACAAAACAGAACATCCGATCTCGATAGGCAATTACGCTACGCATATTGGTTTTCATGAGATTTTCCCATTCTACTATATCTCCCTCCCAAACTTCCTTGCCGTTCTTGTCTTTAAGCCCCGTGCACTGGCTCACGGTGGCGGAATCGACCTCTACGCCTCCATAGTTGCAGAAAATATGCGGTTCGCCTCCGTCTATGAAAATAATACCTCCATAAACCCACTCCCCGTTATCATAGCGCTTGCCTCTGAATTTAATTTCTCGCATAACTATTCTTGTTTGGGGTTGTTAATTCTGTTGATCTCGGTTTTCAGGAGTGCTTCCGCATCACGAATACCACTCTGCAGTTCCTCCAGACTGGCTATTTGCTCTTCGTCTATCCGCGGGCATCCCCGCAGCCAGCTGTCGTAATTCGGGGTTTCCAATTTGCCGTCACAAATCCCTCCGACACGCATACAGTAGTCGTAGTACCTGATGTATTCCTCCTCCGGAGCGTCCCGGTCGATGTCCGTCAGTATATCCGCCATACTCACGAATAGATCGCCGACTTCTGCAATTCCTCCGGGGTCGTTGCCTACCCACGCAGCCGGATCATAGTCGTAGCCGTGCTTTTCGCAGAAAGCAGCCAAATAGGCGTTGCAGGCCGCATTGTAATTCAGTCTCAGTTCCTCGCGTGACAATCCATTTGCCGTGAATGTCTTGCTTTCCCTTTCTGTGATCATCTCAATTCCTGTTTTCATGGGATTCTATTTCTTTTTTGAGTTCCTCGATTGATTTTCTGAGCCGTTCGTGTATTTCCACGGCGCGATACATAAGCCAAACAGTGACGATTCCGAGGATTGAAAGCAACGCCCACACTATAATTTCATTCTTCATTTCCTCTTCCGTTTTAGCTCCGCAACGCGGTACAAGATGTAATAATTCATACTTCGGTTTAGCTCTCGCCTAATTATCGGCGATTTAATCAGGTCAAATCGAATTCCCCGACCATGCCGGAGCCATCTCTTTGCCTCCTTCCTCAGTCGGCGCAGTAGTTTGGTTTTCATACCTCATAGGGATTTGTGGGTAAATCGTGAACGCTGACGGCCAGTCCGGCGTCGATCAGACCGCGATAGTCGAAGTGAAGGCGGTGGAGAAGGTCATACATTTCATGCTGGTTGCATATATCATATCCCGAATAGTCGTGTCGATACGAGAGGCTGTGTAAAAACGACTTTTCTACTTCCAACCAGCGGAAATACTCCATTGCTTTGGAGGAAAACGCACAACGGCCGTCTGAGTGTAGTTCCCATTGGTACACCTCCGGGGCGCCCAACAAATTCGCCAATTCCACAATCGGTATAAACGGCTTCCCGTCGTTGTAACCACGCTCGGTGATCTCCACGTACAGATCGGACATCGGCCGAAGGATCGGCGATGCCATAACTAACTCTTCCGAATACTTCTCACCGGAAATCATTTCAACTTTTTCTTCCCCATTCCAGTCGCAACACGCTGCACTCTGCCACTCCCATACGGTGGTCATTCCGTACTTTCTGTCTAATAATTTAAGCCCATACGGCAAATACCCCGCAATGTCGGTCAGTGTAAGTTCTCGTTTCATTGGTTATTTATGTCAATTATAATCATTTTAGGTCGTTCTTTTTTGACAATTCCAAGCTCCTCAATATCGGAAGCAATATCACCCCAGCCATCAATGAACGCACGTATTTTTATGTCGTAATTCTCGCAGTCGTTCTCGACCGCCCAGTCGTACAGTTCTTTCGGTGTCATTGTTTTATTTTTTCGGCAAATTGCTATATCCGTTGCTGAACATCCAAATTCCCGCAACAGTAAAAATAACGTGCAGCGCAAACCTCCACCAATCCGCCACCGAGTAGTCGTGTTGCGCTAAGTTTCCCGCAACAAAGGCGATCACCAGTCCGCCTATTGTGTCAAATGATGCTTTTGTCATGGTTAGTCCTTGTATTTAATTTCCACGCTGTCGATCTGCTCCCGCGTGAGAGCGATTCGGTGCTCATTCTGAAAGGCCGATATCCTTTTACATACCCTCTTAGATTCGGCCGAGGACAGCATATCGTGATAGTATAGATAACTTTGGCAAAACAAGAGGGTCGCCAATTCCTTGCGCCTTTCGGCCGCTGTTTTCTCTTTTCCCACAGCGCTTCTTTCGTCAATCGTCGTTCTCATTCTCGGTCAGTTTTTGGATGAAATTATTTCGGTGGTATTCATAATCCGGTTCGAACTCTCCGTCCTCGCCGTTCTCAAACCACATATCGTCGAATGCGCCAATCGCTCTTTTCCGCATCCGCTCCTCGGCCTCCTGCTCGGCAAGTTCGGCTGTGTGGGTCATTGCCAATCTCAACTGCCTTTCAGCGTGGTCAGCCATATCAACTGTAAGGTTGTTTATGCACCCGTCGATAAATTCCCTTGCTTTTTCGCTTTTCATGGTTGGTAATTTTATAGGTTCAACCCATGTTTAGTAGACACAAGCAGGATGATTGTTTCGACAAGGGCGTTAATAATACTAACGTCGTTAGCGATAAAACGATCGTAGTCGACAACCCACTCGATGCCATTCTCGCCCATATATCGCCTCATGCGAAAATTACCGTCAGATGGGTCTTGCCATGAAATTTTAGGAGGCAATAGCCCCAGCAGATCGGCGACTGTAAAGGCGGGGATATATCCATCGGGAAACTTTTGATGTAGAATAGCTTTTGTTTCAGCATCAGTTTTCCATATCTTGAGATTGTAGGTACTTCTCCCTGTTACAATCCATGCCATGCTCGCCTTCTCCGCGGGCACTCCCAGCTCGATCAGCCGCTTCGACTGCTGGATGCTCGTTACTTGGTTTTCCATAGTTGATTGTTTTTTATTCGCATAATCCGTAATAACTCATACAGCTGTCTTTCCCACCCGAAAAGGTGACTATGACTTTCATTTTATCGTTCGTTAAAGGTTAATTTTTCGCTTTTTTCTCTACCGAAATTAGACGTCCGGAGGCGTCGTAAACTCTCTTTTCCGTGTCGTTCTCTACCACGGTGTAAAGCAGAACGCCGTTTTTGTCCTTGACAATGTACCCGCTGGCCGTCTTGATTTTGACGTATACCACTTCCCCCTTGGAATCCTTTATCACCGTTTGATTTTGGCCATACGCGGGGGTCACAGCCATCAATGCGATGCAGATGATAACGAAAATGATTGCTGCCAAATAGGCGATGGTTGCTTTTGTCTCCTGTTTCATTTTTGTGATTTTTTTTGTTTGCTCCATAATTCCAGAATCTTCTTTTTTTGCTCCGGCGACATAGCCGCGAGCTGGGAATCCCTCACCTTTGCCTCGGCGTCTGCTGTCCGGCCGCATTCTGCGCACCGCTCGTCGAAGTATTCCGCGAACCACTGGTAGACTATCTGCCCGTCGAGACGCCCGTATAATGCGCCGTATTGTCCTTTTTTGGCCCGCGTCATCACAAGTCGTACGTCTGCCAGGTTTAGCGCGTAGAAATCCTCCAGGATCATGGAACACGTCTCGATGATTTGAAACCTGCTCATCTTGGCGGATATGTTGAGAAACGATTGCAGGTCGTCGATCCATAGCGCCATGCAGGATATAACGAGCTTGTCTCCGTGAATCCGCCGAAGCCCCGACAGGGATTCCATTCCCGACTGAGCGCATTTTATCGGCGTGGACATGGCCCTACATGTCCTCATCCCCTCTCCCGGATAGAGTAGTGCCGAATGCGATGTGTTCGAACATGGCGCGTTCTTCGTCGGTAAGGCCTCCGGTGCCGCGATTATTTCCTGCTTTTGTTTCATAAACCCTATTCTGTTTTTGTGATATTGCGAATTCGAAAATACGTTTCCAGTCTATCGTCTTGCTTCGGCCTTTTTTCTTGTGCAGCCATCCGGCCTCCGTGGCCCAAAACTCCTTGCAGGCCTTTTCGAGTGTCAGTCTAATGTCGACGCCCGGGTTGAAACGCTTTCGCTCGTCCATCCAATCCCTGTCGTTCGTCCATCGCTTCCATGCATCCCGGCATGATTGCAGGTAAACGTCGAAGCTGTCGCGCCATGTCACCTCTTGGGCTGTCTCGATTTTTTCGCGCGCGCTTTTTTTGTTTTTACCAGCAATAGAAATATTCTCTGTTACTATCTCGGCATCTTCGAGTACGTTAGTACGAGAAGATATAATACTACCAGTATCAGTATCAGTATCAGTATCAGTATCAGTATCAGTATCAGTATCAAGGTTCGTCTGGGTTTCTCTGGGTTCGTCTGGGTTCGTCTGGGTTTTGTTGGGTTTTTCTGGGTTCCCAAAATAACCCACTGGGTTTTTCTGGGTTTCTCTGGGTTTTTCTGGGTTTTTTATGGACTTAGGACGTCCGCCTTTTTTGCCGTTATTCCTATTCCTCTCAACCACAGCGTCGTACCTCTTGTTGTTTTCGTCTATGTATGGCTTGGTAAGGTCGAATATCATAGCCACCACTACCGAATCTCCGCTATACTCCTCTCCGTCGAATCCATATCGCATGATCGCATCCAGCACCTCCCCTTTTTCGGTCATCGAAAGACGGTTGGTCGCTGTAAGCAGACTTCGAGGTATTACCATGGATTCTCTCATATTCGTTTAAATAAAAAAACCGCTCGTTCGATACCGGGGGGCAGCCCGGTATCTACTAAAGCGGTAAGTCACATTTTGCCCCTGCCCGAGCATTCACACCGCAAATATAAACAAATTTTTCCATTCTCCAAAAAAAATCAGAACGGAGTGTCCGTCATTGCCTGCCTCATGATCTCCTCCATGTATGCTTCCCTCTTCGCTGCGCGGCTGCGTCTGTTTGCCGCCGCCCGCTGTCTTTTGGCTACACTCAGCGGGTTGGCCATGTTCTCCTTCATGTCCCGGCACCACCTCAGATTCGAGGCATTGTTGTTCTCGACGTTCGTATCAAGGTGATCCACGATTTTGTCCCCCCCCCTTTTTGGGATAAAAGCTTCAGCTACAAGGCGGTGAACAAAGTAGTTGTACCTCCCTAAACGGTTGAATAACCGCACCCTTACGTACCCGTCGGCATTGTAATCCACCTTCAACACATGGGGGTCTCCGCGCCGCGTAGACACCACCGTTCCGTCCTCTCCGATCCAATACCCCGGGAACTCGTCGATTGGCTTAAATTTCACCCCCCCCCTGTACTCCGGGAATCGTATGAAATATGCATTCATTCATGTTGCCTATTTTTGGCGCCTTAGGGCGCATTTTACAATCTCTTCGAGGGTTGCATCCGGATCGGCATTCAAAGCCTCTAAAACGGCCTGTTTTGCCCTTTCTTTGGGGAAGCCCAAAGTGTTGAGAGCTCGTATCGCGTCCGCCTGCAATTCCTCGTTTATTTCCGGCGCTTCCGCTTCTGTCGGATCCGAATCCTCAGCCTCGGATTCGCCCCCGGCCTGCGGAGGCAGGCCGAGCGCATATCCTATAAAGTTCGACAACATCAGTAGCGGGAACAGGACAAGGCCAACGAGCCATTCCATCGCCGTGTTCATATCATCGTTCATGAGTTTTTACGTCTTGCCGGGGCACAGGAGGATAGATTGTCGTATCTATGAATTCCACGCCTCCGAATTTCACTGTTTTTACTCGCCCGCTGGCAATGCGCATCTGCACACCCCGATAGGTAATTCCGCACCTGCGGGCGTATTCGGCTATTGTAACTACTGTCTCTTTCTGCTTCGGCTTCATCTTTTTCTGTTATTTTTCGGGTTCGTCAGTCACATCCACGGCCTCCTGCTCTTCGACGGCCGCAATATTGTCGTCCACTCCGTCGACATACTCGGGGGTCGCCTGCGACATATCCATCGAGGAGGGGGTTGCCATGTCGTATTTTAGCGCTGTGATAAGCTTCGAGTTGGCCATTACATCCATGCTACCCCATTTCATCAAGATGCGTTTGATGACCGTCTTTTCATACATGGCAGGCTTGTTTTTCTGCCACAAACCATTTTTGTTGTAGTAGCTTTTGCTGTACTTCTTGCCGTGCTCCTCCAGCTCTTCGACCGTCATGTACAGGTAGTGATCGCCGCCGTTTATGTAGCGAAGATAGGCTACATATCCGAGCAGTTTTGTGCGTTCGTGCGGCTCCTGGTTATACTCCATATCGCCCGTAAAAGGGTCGTGGTACTTTATGTCCCCCTCATACACCGGAGCGGCCATCAACCGCTGGATCATCCCGGTATTGTTGGCAAGTTGCACCAGCCCGTTTTTCATCGGCATGAACACCGCCTTCTTGGTGACTACCTGCTGCCCGTTCTTGTACGTAGTCTCAGTGAAGGGAACGATGGCGGCCTGCCCGAATGCCGGATCGAGGGACAGCCCCGTTGTTGCACAGGCCATACACGAGCGCATGATGGATTTGGGCGTGCACTCTCGCAGCATTTTGTTCTCGGGAGCCACCAGCAGGTTGCGGACGGCCTGCGTGAATATCGGAGCCCTGTCGCCGAGCACCGCATGCAGGCGTGCCTGCACCTCTCCTTTTTTGTCCTCCAGCAGGGCGATCATCTCCTGCAAATTCGGGGTTGTGGTCTTGGCCACCATCCCCTCGCGCATTGCGCGTTCGTTCTTGTCTGTTATGGTTGTCATATTCCTAAAAAAAGCTCTAAAGTTGATGTTTTGAAATCGTTTAGTACCTCGTTACCCTCCGCGTCGAACGTGTGGAACTCCCACCATATCCACACCAGTTTTTCCATCCGCGTCTCCTTTTCTCCCGATCCCAGTGTATCGGTGTGCCAATACACCATAACGGAGGGGGTGAAACGCCAGTCTTCGCCCGATATGCTGTCGGAGAAGTATGTATTCCCGTTAATGGCGTCCGTGAGGCGGTTTGCCACCTCCTCGTATTCCCGCGCTGTTATTTCTCGTTTCGTGCTCATGTTATTTGAATAATAATTGCCGCGTCGTACTCTCCTTTACATACTTGGCGTATATATCCGGATTGTCCGCCTTTAATGCCTTCGAATCCAGCCTGCGGCTTGTTACAGTCTTGAATGTAGCCAGCGGTCGCCCGTCGTAAGTTATGGTGTCGTACTGCATGAAATACGCCTTAACCCGCTCTTCTGCCTTGGTGATCTCCGCCTGCATGGCGGCTACCTTCGACCGCTGCGTCCGCACCCACGCGATAGTATCCCGGATCTCCGAATCCGCTTCCCGCGGGGCGGCTTCCGAGACGGGCCATGCCAGTATGACGTCCTGGCCTGTCTCCACCGGGGGTATTTCGTCGCCCAAAATATACCTTTCGAACCAATCCCGGCAGTACTCCACGATATAGGCAAATTTGGATCGGTCGAAATCGAATAGCGCATATACAAGCCGCTTGCCCCCCTCCTCCGCGGCTATGTACGCCGCGTCGCGCTCCATGATTCCCATTTGATACATGACTTGCGTGTACCACAGCATTGGCACTGTCTCGGGCGTCAGTTCCGGCAGGTGCATTTTCGTGTCCTTGCACTCCAAGATATACCGGGTACTCCTGCCCGCGGCGAAAACCTCCCTGTCGGGCGCTGCCTGCATGTAGGACGGGTATTTGTCATTGCGGTACACCTCTATCTGCTCGGATCGTTTGACGATCTTCTCCCCGGTCGCCTGCTCGAACATGCGGGAGATCGCATCCTCCTTGAAGCGCCCGCGGATCATACTGTCGTTATCCTCTTCGGCCGCGGTCTCCAAGGTCTCCATTTTCTTTACGCGCCAGTACTGGTACGGCGTCATATAGGGATTAAGCCCCATAATCGTCCCAACGTCGGAACTTCCGATAACGGGGGTGTCGTTGCGCGCGTGCAACCACTCTTGTCGTGTTTTATAGGTCGTTCGTGTTATCATCTTGTATGGTCATATTTATCAATTGGTTAATTTTATCCTCCCATCTTCCCCTTATTATCCCGCGCCTGTTGAACCGAAGGGCATGGAATTTAAGACCAAGGGGGTACAAGTCCAGTATTTGACGGCGGGCACCCGAATAGATCAGCGCGCGTTTGGGTTTCAGTTCTCCCGGCTCCCACACACTCCCCCATGATTTTAAGCGCTGGTAAACCCGAATGCAATAGGGCGTTATATTTCGCCAGCATATTACGCTGTCGTGTTGATCGGCATACCGTCTGAGTATTTGTACAAACTCGTCATTCCTTCGTTTCTGCAACTGCTGCTTCGTCTCCCGATCCGTCATCATAAGTGCCGCATTCTTTTTCGTTTAACGCGAGGTAGTCGTCCAGTTCTTTCCGCCAGTCGCCCACCAGTTGATGCACTTGCGACATGTCCCCCTCCTCTACTGCCGCGGCGATCTCGTCGAGAAAGTCGATATCCTTTCTTAGGCGTTCGTGCCCCTCCTTGCCGTAGTAGTTTGCAGAAATCAGTTTGAACCCGTCCGGGGTGGCCTTTGTCCCATGCTCCAACTCCATGCTGAAGGTCGTCCCCTCATGCTTGAAATATCGAGCCGTGAAACGCATGCCGGATCGAATTACCGAGAAATTCTGTATACAACCCGACCCCGATCCCTCAAACCCTGGACACACCTGGGTTATCGTCTCGTTGTATATCCTGTAATTGGCGATAGCCAATTGTCGCGTCTGCTCATACCTTTCGGCGCGTCTTTGGTTGAATGCCCGCCATGCCTCCACGTCCTCCGCCGTGGAATCCTTGGTAATGCATGCGGGCTCATCGGTGCAGACGTCCATATAGCCATTGCATTCGGGATACACGGGCAACATCTTCAGCAGTTTGAATTCCGTTACATTCCACCATCTCGCGCATGGATACAACAACATATAGCCCTCTCCGTCCTTGATCCCTATTTCTACCGACGAGACGACGGGTGATCCGTCGACGATCCCGTAGAGTGTGCACGGCGTGGCGCCCGATCTCTTCAGCACCTCCGCTGCTTTCGCTTCGATAGTGTCGCGCCTTTCTTTCAGTTCGGCGCTCAGTACATAACCCTGGCCTTCTTTGGCCGCTTCGATCCATTTCATTGTTTTCGTCTTTTTTTAGTGTAATTTTTGTTAAAATGCGTTGTTCCGAAGGTGCAGGAGGACGACCGCCGCAAAGGCGGCCATTCCTGCCAGCACTACCGCCCACAGGGCGAGTAGCTGCCTTACTCGATCTTTATCCATATCCGCAAATCCTGTTCCTGTATTTGGGTGGTTATCACGCCTTCCCTAAGGATCGTACTTGCGCCGATGCCTCGGCGTACTGCGATATCTTCGATAGCCTTCAAGGCCTCGTAGCTATATTTCACGTACGCCCCGATCTCCTGCGTCTCGCGGAAAATATGTATCGCGCTTATCGTGTCCTGGGGCATCTCCTGGGTAAGGGCGTACGCCCTTTCTGCCAGTTCGTTCATTGTTTTCATAATTAATTGATTTTTAATTTGATATAATTGTTATGTCTGCTGTCACTCGTGGGCTTATGCCTTGTATACTGTCAGCGCCGCACCCCGAAGCAGTCGCCATGCCTGATTTAGTGCCCGCCCTTGTACCTGAATCCATGTTTCGATCCGGTTCGGCGGCAGAATCATTCCCGATCGGCTCGTTTTACGCTTCATCTCCGAGGGACTGCACAGGC